GGCAGGGGTAGAAGGACTCGAACCCTCACAGGCGGTTTTGGAGACCGATGTGCTACCATTAACACTATACCCCTATTTATTAACAATAACTATATTAACACATTTATTTTATTAGTGCAATATTTTTGTAAAAAAAATTCATTTAATTAAAAGAAAAAGAAAATAACGTTTCTAAAATGTTAAATTTTTCTTGAATTTAATATGCCTGAGATAATTATTGGTGGAGGTGAGGCGTGCCTCACTGTATCTCCTACCTTAATACGAAAAAATGTTATTATCGAAAATTACTTGAATATCTATATTATCAGGATTAATGACGATTCTCTTAACATATTTAGGTACTGTAATTTTTAATTTATCTAAATCTTTATTTTGTATTGCTATAATATCTTCTTTTAAAGATTTTTTAATATCTTCCAAGGATAATTCAGCTTTTTTAGAAACATTTTCAATCATACGTAATTTTCGTTCAACAATTTCTTTTTGCTGTTCTAACAATCTTGATTCTTCATTCATAGATGAATTATAGAAACCATTTATAATTGCATTGTTAATATTAGCAATCTTTCTGTTAATATCATTTAACTCTTGTATAGTTTCTTTTTTATCATTTTTGGAATCCTTATATAAATCTTTATATATTTTGTTAACTTTTTCAACCAAAGTTCTTAAATTGTTTTCATTCATTAATATATTTTTTAATTTATCTAATACAAGTTTTTCAATGTAGTCTTTTTTTATGTATGAATTATCACAGTTAGTAGTTTTTTTTCCAGAACATTCATAAACAATTCTTTTTTCACTTTTAGCAGCACCAACGTAATTATGACCACATTTACCACAAACAATAAGTCCACTTAAGAAATATGTTTGTTTTGCTTTATATGCTCCACCCATATTTTTTCTTCCTTTCAATTTATCCTGCACAGAATCAAATATATTTTTTTCTATAATTTTAGGCATACCATTTTCAATTTTTATAATATCTTCATTAGGTTGTCCACGCTTTTTAGCTCTTGATCCATATCCATAAATATAAACGCCAGTATATTTTTCATTTTTTAGTATATCATGTATAGAATTATAACCAAATTCTTTTCCAGTTTTTGTTTTATAGTTTTTTTTATGCAGTATGTTACAAATTTGTGGATAAGTATATCCATCAAGAAACTTTTCAAAGATTATTCTAACTGCTTCAGCTTCTTTTTCTATAATAAAATAATGTAAGTCTTTATCAACACCATAGCCGAGAGGGGGAATACCACCATTATGTTTGCATACTAAAGCATTCTCTTTAAGTCCTTTTTTTACTTCTCTTGCAAGGTTAGCACTATAATACTCATTCATACCCTCCAATAAAGATTCCATTATAATCGATTCAGGGGAGTCGTCAAGTTTCTCTAATACAGAATACAATCTCTTGCCTGTCGATTTTAAAACTTTTTTGTATACAGCCGAATTGTATCTGTTACGAGAAAATCTATCTAGTTTATGAACTACAACACCGTCCCAATCTTCAAATTTACTGTCTTCAATCATTTGAATAAAATTTGGTCTTTTATCAGTTCTTGCAGATAAAGCTTCATCAATGTATTCTTTTACAATTGTATGTCCGTTATCATCAGCCCATTTATGAATAGCTCTTAATTGTGCTGTGATTGATTCTTCTCTTTGATTATCACTTGAATAACGTGCATAGGCTACTAAATTCATGTATAACCTCCTAAATGTAATTGTTTTCTGTATAATATTGATAAGCAAAAGCCATCATATCTTCTGTAACTCCAAATTCATCAGCTAAATCACATAAATAAGTAGGTTTGTGATTTAACATTTTTGCTTTAGATATAAGAGTTTTCATAGCCCACTTTTTTGCTTTATATTCTTGTTTATTAATAAAGGTAGTGTCTGTACAAAGTGGGGGATAAGTGGCATCAGCATAATAATGTCCCAGCTCTTCAGCTAGGACACATTTTTCTTTAGTGGTAGTATCTATATTCTTGTAATTCATAGCAATAGCATTGAAGTTACCGTAATTTATAAATGCACCATTTACATTATCAATATTATAATCATAAATTTTTATATTTTCTTTTTCAGCAATATCATATAATGTATTAAGTTCCATTTTTAAATCACCTACTTATTACTTTTTTTATCATCTTTTTTGTTATCTTTTAAAATTATTTCTAATAGGTCTCTAATTTGTTCTTTTTGTTTTTCTGTTGGAGGAGTATAATTATCCATATTAAAACCGATTTTAGTTAATTCTAAGATATCACTATCTTGATCTTGGGGATTTCTATCGTTGGATTTTCCCAATAAATAATCTGTAGACACGCCAAATAAATTAGCAAAATCTTTTACTAATTCAAGTGACTTTGGTTCATACATTCCAGTTTCATACCTAGATAATGCACCAGAAGATATATTTAGTTTTTTACACACATATTCTTGTGTCCATTCTTTTTCAATTCTTAATGATTTAATTCTATCTCCAAAAACCATAGCATTTTTCTCCTTTATAAGAATATTATACTTTCATTTTATGAAAAAATCAAATAAATTTCAGTTAATGAAAAAATATTTAATTTTTTTTGAAAAAAGTATTGACAATTTTCATAAACTGAAATATCATATCTTCAGAAACTGAAAGAGAGGTGAAAATAAATGTACGAAAAACTGAAAGAGAAAAGGGAGAAGAAAGGCTATAAAATAGAAGATTTAGCAAAGGTTATAAATAAATCTCCTTGTACATATTTTAAAAAAGAAAATGGAGATGTAAAGTTTTCAGTAAATGAAGCTATTGAAATATCTAGATTTTTAAAGTGTAAAGTGGAATCAATTTTTTTTGAAAATGAACTTTCAGAAAATGAAACAAAGGAGGCTGACTAAAATGCAAAAAGAAAGAACAGTAAAAGTTACCTATTTAAATGAAGAAAGTAATTTAGATAATTTTATAAATGATTTTGCTGAATTAATAGCAAGAGCAATTTATAGAGAAAGAGAAGGGAGGGAAGAAGAATGATTACACTGCAAGAATGGAAATTAATAGGAATAGCATTATTCATAACATTTTTTATATCAACAATAGTATATGGAATTATACTTCAATTTGCTACGACAATAAAAAATAAGACAAAAAAAGTAACAAGAAAACAAATTATACATAAAACAACAAAAATTGATTTATGCAAGAACCTAGTTAGAAATATGCAACAAGATTTTATAGGAGAAAGAAAAGTTATATTCAATGAATTAGTAAGAATGTAGGAGGAAGACGAATATGAAAAAAGTTATTTTCAAATGGTCAAATGGTGTTACTAAAGAAATAGAAGTAAATTGTAATGCAGCTAAAATAATAGCAGTAGCAGAAATGAAAATGTGGTGTAAAGAAAACGGATTTATATTTCCCAAATATGAAGTAATTTAGAAGGGAGGGACAAGCAATGACCGAGAAACAATTTGAAGAATCTCAAAAAGAGGTTTTAGACATCTTAAAAAGAATTAAACATTTTCTAGAAGAAGGAAAAGTAGATACAGCATTAAGATATGTCTCCAACGAATATTACATATTAAAAAATGACCTATTCGCAAAAAATACCACACACGAATAAGTCAAGAAAAAAACAAATTAAATAAGCTTTTTCTGTATCTATATTAACATAATTTACAGAAAATTGCAAGGAGAAATATGAAATGTATTAATTTTAGCGTAAAAACACGAAAATATATAAAGTATTTATATTGTAAACACTCAAAAAAAGAAATAAGTTTTGATGATTGCAAACATTGTGAATATAAGCAGTATAAAGAAATTAAGAAGATAAAAGGCAAAAAACACAAACAAACTAAAAAAACAGAAATTCCCAAAAAAGTGAAAATGATTGTGTGGAACAGGGATCAACACAAGTGTATATTTTGTGGAAAATTACTGCAATGGAATTATGCAAATGCGCATTTTATTCCACGAAGTGCAGGAGGGCTTGGAATAGAAGAAAATATTTTTACTGCGTGTGAGGATTGTCATAGAGAACAAGATAATGGTTTGAATAGTAAATTATATACTGACAAAGCAGAAAGATATTTAAGGTCCTGCTATGGTTCAAACTGGGCTATAGAAAAATTGATATATAAAAAATATTAAACGAAAGAAGGTGTTTTTTTGGAAACTCCAAATTACTATTCAGTAATACCTGCAAATGTAAGGTATGATAAAAAACTGAAAGATAAAGCAAAATTATTATATGGGGAAATAACAGCATTAAGTAATAAAGATGGTTATTGTTGGGCTACTAATGGATACTTTGCAGATTTATATGAAGTTTCAAATACAACAATATCTACTTTAATAAAAAACTTAGTAGAACAAGGCTATTTAGAATCAAAGATCATATACAAAGAAGGAAGCAAAGAAATAGAAAAGCGAATGCTAAAAATAGTGCATACCCCTATTAAAGAAAATTTAAATAGGTATTTAAAAAAAGTTGATGAGCCTATTAAAGAAAATTTAAAAGAGAATAATACAAGTATAATAAAAGAAGAAGAAGAAAGAGAAAATAAAAATCCATTTGAATTTTATCAAAACAATTTTGGTTTAATGAGTTCATATACAGCAATGAATATACAAACATATATAGATGATGGATTAACAGAAGACGTAATTGTAGAAGCAATGAAAGATGCAATTGATAATAATGCAAAGACATGGGCATATATCAAAAAGATTTTAAATAATTGCTTACAGAATAACATAAAAACAGCAGAGCAGTATAAAGCTGCGCAGACTGAGTTTAGAAATAAAAAAACTAACAAAACAACAGCTAAAAAACAAGAAGTAACATATAACACAGATTTTAGTGAGTATGATGAATATGCAAGAAGAGAATAAATTATATTCAGAGGAAGTAGAACAAAATATATTAGGTTGTATGTTAGTTTTTGAAGAATGTGTAAGATACACAAAAGAAATAGATGAGAATGATTTTTATAATTCAATACATAAAAAAATATTTGAAGCAATAAAAGAATTACAAACAAATGAAGATCCAATTGAAATTATAAGTGTAAAAGAAATAATGAAAAATAAAGGATTAGAAGACAAAAAAATTTTATCATATTTAGTTAAACTCACTGAGAACATATTTACATCTACAAACATAGAGTACTACATATCCAAATTAAAGAATTATAGCATAAGAAGAAACATAATAAAAGAAGCACAAAAGATAATAAGCAATATGTATGAAGTTGGTCCTGATGTAGAAGCAGAGGAAATAAAAAAAGAAGCGGTACAAAGAATATCTGAAATAAAGACTAATAGCAAAAGTTGTACAGAAGAAAATGAAATGAAAAATGTAATAGTTGAATCAATGATAGACATAGAAAATAAGTACAACAAAAGAGATGATTATAGATACCACACAGGATTATTTGAATTAGACAAGGTAACAGATGGATTACACGAACAAGAATTGACATTAATTGCTGCAAGACCTGGAGTTGGCAAAACAGCGTTAGCATTAAAAATAGCAGAGAATATATCAGAAAAAGGAATCTGTACATATTTTGTTTCGCTTGAAATGTCAAAGAAACAGTTAGGAAACAGAATGATTTCAAGCAAATCAGGTATAGATTCTCATAAGTTAAGAAGCGGATGGCTTAACGAAGAAGATTTTAACAAAATAGGAAAAGCAAGTGGAGAGCTATCAGAATTAAAGATGATCGTTGATGATAAAAGTAGCACGATACAGGAGATAGAACTAAAAGCCTGTGAATTAAAAGAAAAAAGAAATATAGGATTGATAATTATAGATTATTTACAGTTACTAAAAAGCAAAAACAAATTTGGTGTTAGAGAGCAAGAGGTTGCAGAAATCAGTAGAAAGCTAAAATTATTGTCAAAAGATTTAAACATTCCAATAATTGCACTATGTCAACTAAATAGAGAGAGTTTAAAAAGGACAAGACCTACAAATGCAGATTTAAGAGAAAGTGGAAGTCTAGAACAAGATGCAGATAATATCATATTTATTTATGCAGATGATTCAGCACTAGTTGATTCAGAAGGTAGAGCAAAAAAAGTAATAGAAACAGAATTAATAATATCAAAACAAAGAAATGGACCTACAGGAACAATAAAAGTTTTATTCGATAAGAAAACTATGACATATAGAAATATTATCAGATAGGAGGACCAATGAAAATAATAACAGAAGAAAAATTTAGAGAGCTAACAGAAGCGGAAAAATGCAGAATAATAATTAGAATCTTACAAGGCGAGTTAGTTTACAAAAGGAGTGATAGTAATGAATAAAATCACTAAAGAAACAAGACAACTTAGTTTTGAAGATATAAATAAAAGTAAAAGAAAGAGATATGAGCAAATACTTGATATTTTGCAAGGCAAAGAAATGACAGCGAAAGAGGTGGCAGTAGAAATGTATAATAGAAATTTAACAGATAGTACAGACAGAAATTACAGTCAACCAAGATTATATGAATTAGTTAACATGAATTATGTTGAAATAGTTGGTAAAAAGGTTTGTGAGTACACTAACAAGAAGGTGTCTGTATATAGATTGAAAAGAAGCGGAACAAAGGAGGAATGTAAGAATGTGTAAAAATTATACTTTAGATTGCAAAGAAGAAACTTGTGGTTGCGAAGGCTGTGGATTTTATGAAAAACCACAAGCAAAAAAAGATGTTGCATACTGCATGAACGAACATTGTGCTACAAAAGAAGAATGTGACAGATATTATGAGCATTATAGATATGACAACATAAGAGAACATGAATTTATATTGAAATGTGAGGAGTATCAAGGATGAGTATAGTAGCAAGATTAATAATAAGTGCAGTAATAATCTTTGCAACAGGATTCTGTATAGGAATGTTGTGGGGATTATATATAGCAGAAAGGAAAAAAGAAAATGGTAGATACAAAAGAATTAGTAAAAATAAAAGAATATGACAGATTTGTACTCTTTGAACATAAAGAAACAGGAATAAAAGAGTGCATATTGAAAACAGATCTAGTTCCTAGGAAGAAAGGAGAATGTATATGGGTGTCATAATAGCAGTGATAGTAGCTTTTATATTAGGAGACATAGCGGGAGTTGTATTGATGTGTGTATTACAAATTAATAGGCAAAAAGAAAGGTCAAGTAACGTTTTATATATAGATTATTTATATCATTTAAAAAGTAGATTAGAAAAGTTTTGTTACATAAATAAAGATAGAACAAAAACAAAATATGAGAGAGGTTATTACAATGCAACGCAAGATATTATAAATGTGATAAAAGCACAGATTGATTTTGAGGAGGAATTGCAATGAGTGAAGAAGATATAAAAAGTTGCATTGTAGAGCTAAAACATTTAAATGAAGTTGGAAATGTATTAGGAATTTCTAAACATATTGCAATAGATAATGCTTTAGGGTACATAAATAAATTGGAAACAAAACTAATGTATGCTTTGAGTCCGACAAATCATGAGTTAGCATTAACTACTAAAGTTCAGTTCAGAGATATTATAAGGAAAAATATTGAAGAAGATACAAATACAATAAAAAATGAGCTAAAGAAAAGCTGGAAAGGAATTATAAATCATGAGTGAAGAAGAAAAAGCATTAGTTGAAAAATTTCAAAATTTATATATAAAAGATTTTAAAGGTGAACCTATAACAAGTGATGATAGATTAAGCTACATTGAATGTTCCTTAATAACAAATCTAATAGAAAAACAACAAAAAGAAATAAACAACCTAAAAGAAATAGAACAAAAAATGAAAGAAGAAACGTCAAAAGCAGATGAAGTTAAAGTTGAAGAAATAGGTTATTGTCCACAATGCCCAGAATGTTGTGGGTATTGCGAAAAGAGAAGGAGGAAGTATGAATAAAGAATTTGAATTTTATGTAATATTATTTAATAACAATTTGACTTATTTATCAGAAACAGGTTATACAACGGAAGACATAAGTCAAGCACAACGATATACAAATTTAGTTGTAGCAAAACAAGAAATAGAGAATTTAGATGATGAATATAAAGAATGTGCAGTAATTTATAAAGTAACAGAGATAAGAGAGTACAAAGTAGAGAAAGAAGGTAAATAAATATGATAAATTATAGAGCCGAAAACATAGATACAGAAAAATTTGAAAAAGCTATAACTGAAAAAATTCATGATGCAACGGACAGACAAAATTTAGAAGAGGCAAAGATAGAACGATATTTTGAAGGTTATAGAGATGCACTTTATAGTGTAAGAAGTATGTTGTATTGTTCAAACTATGAAAAAGATAAAGAGAAAGAAGGTAAATAAATGAGAAGTTTAGTGTTAATGAGAGGTGCACCGGGGTGTGGTAAATCAACATGGATAAAAAATCAAGGGTTAGAGGCTTATACTCTTAGTCCAGATAATATTAGAATGTTGATTCAGTCTCCAATCTATAATGTAGAAGGTAAAAAAATAATTAGCCAAAATAATGAACAAAAAGTATGGGAAATTCTATTTGAATTACTTGAAGAGAGAATGAAAAATGGAGAATTAACAATAATAGATGCTACAAATTCAAAAACTTCCGAAATGAACAGATATAAGGATTTAGCGGATGAATATAGATATAGAATATTTATAAAAGACATGACCGCTATTCCACTAGATACATGTAAGATTCAAAATTTATCTAGACCAGAGCATAAACATGTACCGGAGGAGGCAATTGATAAAATATATTCAAGATTCGCAGGACAAAAAGTTCCTAGTGGAATAAAACCAATAGAAAACGTAGAAGATATATACTATAAACCATTAGATTTATCAGATTATAAAGCTATTAATTTTATAGGAGACATACATGGTTGTTATACTGCTTTAATGGAATTATTAAAAGATGGAATTAAAGAAGACGAGTTTTATATTTTTTGTGGAGATTATGTGGATAGAGGAATAGAAAATGCAGAAGTTTTAAATTTCCTAATAGATATATGCAATAAATCAAATGTACTATTGTTAGAAGGAAATCATGAAAGATATATTTATGAATATGCACATGATATAAAAACTCATTCAAGACAATTTAATGAAGTTACTCAATATGAATTAATGCAGAAAAAAGTTAGTAAGAAAGAATTAAGAAAGCTATATAGAAAAATAGCACAATGTGGATATATTATATACCACAATCAGAAGTTCTTGGTAACTCATGGTGGAATCAGCAAGATAGACAAAAATTTAATCTACAACAGCACTGAGAGTTTTATAAAAGGCATTGGAAAATATGAGGAAATGGTTACAGTTGCGGAAACATTTGCTAAAAATCATCCGGATATAATTCAAGTATTTGGACACAGAAATGTTGAAGATAACGATACTAAAGTTAATAATAATGCCTATTGTTTAGAAGGTAGTGTTGAGAGAGGGGGATATTTAAGAAGTATTAGAGTTACCCAATATGAGAATACATTACTTAAAATAGAACCTATATTAGTCAAAAATGATATTGTTAAAACTGATGAGGATATTGTAGATTATGAGGTAAAGAAAGAGTTGGATGTAGAAACATTAATAGAAAGACTGAGAGAAAGCAGATGGGTGCAAGAAAAGAAATATGATAATATTTCAGCATTCAATTTTAATCGAGGAGCTTTTGAGGATAAAATATGGAATGATATTACAATTAGAGCCAGAGGGTTATTTATAAATACTAATACTAAAAAAATAGTTGCACGAGCGTATAATAAATTTTTCAATATAAATGAAATGTCATCTACTAAGGTCAATGTCTTAAAAAATAACTTAAAATTTCCAGTGGATGTATATGTAAAATATAATGGATTTTTAGGCATATTAGGATATGATGAAGAATCAGACCAATTGCTAATAAATTCTAAATCTAGAATAGATGGAGATTATGCTGATATGTTTAAAAATATATTAGAACACTCTGGAGTAGATTTAGAGGCAATAAAATTGTTCTTAAAGGAAAATAATTATTCAATGGTATTTGAGGTTATTGATCCACAGAAAGACCCACATATTATAAGATATAATCAACCAACTATAGTTCTTTTAGATGTAATAGAAAATGCTATAGATTTAGAAAAATTAGATTATGAAATATTAAAAAATATTGCAGAAAAATACGGATTAAAAGTAAAAGAAAAAGCTATTACATTAAAAAGTCCACAAGAATTTTTCAATTGGTATTATAGTGTTATAGAAAAAGATTATAAATATCATGGAGAAGAAATTGAAGGATTTGTTATAGAAGATAAAAATAATTTTATGGTTAAAATTAAATTGGATTTTTATAAAAAGTGGAAACAATTAAGGGGAGTTTTAACAACTACAAAAAGATATGGGTATATAAAAAGAACAGGAGCTTTAGACGATAAATTAAGCAATGATTTTTATAATTTTTGTAAAGAGCATAGAGAAGAATTGCCAGACAATATAATTGAGGCTAGAGAAATGTTTGAAAATTACAAGGAGGGAACAAATGAGTAAAGATGTGAAAATAATAAAAAGAGTACAAGAGCATTTAAAGTATTTACATCAAAAAGGTTACGAGGTTGTTTTTATAGCTTTACAAGGAAGTCAAAATTACAACTTAGATATTTATACAGATGAATATATGTCAGATGTTGATACTAAAGCAGTAGTTTTGCCAAGTTTTGAGGATTTTGTAAAAAATAAAAAGCCTGTTAGTACAACAATTGTATTAGACAATAATGAACATATTGATGTTAAAGATATACGAGAGATGCTTAATACATATAAAAAACAAAATATTAATTATATAGAAACATTATTTACTAAATATAAAATTATAAATATTGAATATGAAGAGTTAGTTAAGCCGTTATTCGAAAACAGAGAGTCAATTGCACACTTAAATTATAATCAAACATTAAGGTGTATTGCTGGAATGAGTATGGAAAAATTAAAAGCAATGGAACATCCATATCCAAGTTTGCTAGATAAAATAGAAAAATATGGATATGATCCAAAACAATTACATCATATTGTAAGAATGAATGATTTTATAAAAAAATATGTAAGCGGGAAAAGTTATGAAGAATGTTTAGTTCCAGATGAAACTACTAGGGATTATTTATTAGCTATAAAAAAAGGAGATTTTGGATTAGAAAAAGCTAGAGAGTTAGCTGAATGTTACGACAACATAACTAAGACAATTAAAGATTATTATTCAACAGAAATTGATCAAATAGATAAAAATGCAATAGAGATATTAGAAAAAGTTAAGTATGATGTTTTAAAACATAGATTTGAAAAAGAAATAAACGAGGTGGTTTAAATGAATAAGTGGATAGAAAAGCCATCCCCTAAATCTATGAGAAAAGGAACAGGCTGGTTTGGACAATTGAATAGATGCTATGTATATGACAAAAAGTATTGTGCAATGACAAGAGAGATAAAAACAGAATGGGGACAAGTAATTCATTGTTGTTTCAGAAATTTAGCTGGGAACGATATTCCGTGGGCTGAAAAACAATGGTTAAAAGATAGTTTATTTGGCGAAGATAGAGTCGCAGTAGAAGTATTCCCCGCAAAAGATAGATTAGTTGATCAAGCTAATATGTATCATATATGGGTATTTGAAGAAGGATTTGAATTGCCTTTTGGAATACATAAGAATGATAAATCTGAAAAAACAAATAAGGAGGATTAAAATTATGAAAAAATTATTAATAGGTTTAGGGATAATATTAGGAATCGTTTTAATGATGATAGGAATGTTTGTAGGAACAAACAATACAGCAATCAATTTAGAGGAACAAATAAAAGAAAGTAAATCAAGCATAAATATACAAGAAAAAAGAAGAGAAGATTTAATATATAACCTGGTTGATACAGTAGAAAGTTATAATAAATATGAGCAAGAGACAATGACAAGTATAATAGAAGCAAGAGCTAAAGCAAACAGCGGAAATGTTGAAGAAGCGGAAGTTTTAATTAATGCTGTTGCAGAGAAATATCCAGAGTTAAAAAGCAATGAAAATTATAAATCGCTAATGACAGAATTAGCTGTAACAGAAAATTTAATAGCGGAACATAGAAATAATTACAATATTCAGGTTAAACAGTATAACAAACATATTAAGAAATTTCCTAATAGCTTAATTCTTAATATGATGGGTTATAAAAAATTAGATAATACATATTTGGAATATGAAGCTTCAGAGGATGCGCCAAGAAATCTATTTAAAGATTAGAGGTGTGAGGTATGTATATTGGAGATTTCGAAATAACATTAAGAGAGGTTTTAGTAAGTATAGCAATAACTTTAATACTAGTAGGATTAGGATTCCTTATATCTGGAGGAATAAAAAATAGCATAAATGAAAGTAATGAGAAATATTACAAATCTCTAAAAATAAATAATGATGAAGATATGTTTAAATATGCAATAAAAACTGATGTAGGATATACATTGGCTCAGGGAAAAGTGCAAGCTGTAAATGGTGTAGAAATTAGCGATATCGAAGGAAAATATTTTAAAATAAGAAAAGTAAAAGAAAAATACACACAACATTTTAGGACAGTAGAACATACAAGAACAAAATCAGATGGAACGACAGAGACATATTATACAACAGAAGAATACTGGACATGGGATTATGCTGGAGAAGAAGAATTTCATACTGAAAAATTTAATTTCTTAGGTGTGGAATTTAGTTATGGAACTATCAATTTTCATAATGAAAGCCACACTAAAACAAAAAGTGGAGAATATTATATAAGATATCAATATTACACAACACCATTTGAATTTGAAGGAACATTATTTACATATATACAAAACAATACCATAAATCAAAACAATTTTTCAAATAATACTACAATAGAGAACATAATCAAAAACAAAGAAAACGAAGCTAGTACAGGGAATACAATATTTTGGATAATATGGATTATGATCATATGTTTTATTGATTTTGGATATATAAGTTTAGAAAACAAATATTTAGAAGAGTAGGAGGACAAGCCTATGATGACAAATGAAGAAGTAAAGAAAGAAATAATAAAAGCATTATGCAAATTAGCAAATGTAGACTGTAAAACAAAAGATGAAAGACAAAAAGGAATAAATGCAAAGAAAGTACATGAAACATATAATTTACTAGATGAATTAAAGAATAAATTATAAGGAGGGTAACAAATGACAAAAGAAAATTTAATTATAAATCTAAAAGAATATAAAGAGAATATTGCTAGATTGAAATTAAGAAGAAGAGAAAAGAAAAAATATGAAAGAAGATTAAAACAATATAGGAGTATAGAAACATCTGTTACAGGATGTTTAGGTCAAAATAGTGATATACATAGTAAAAATCAAATAAGTAATAAAGTTGAAAAAGCAGCATTAGAGACTATAGAAATAAATGAGAAGGAAATAAGAGAAGCGGAAGAAAGAATAAAAGAACTAACAAAAGAGATTGAAGATTTAGAGGATAAAGTACAAGAAACATCTATAAGATTATCAGCACTAAAATACAGAGAAAAAGAAATGTTATATGCATTTTATGTAGAAGGACGAAGCTATGAAGATATAGGAAATAATTTATATTTTAGATTATTTAATCAAACAAGAGAAGTAGGTGCAATAAGAAAAATAATCGAGAGAGCAACAGAAAAAATGTTAAAATTATAAAATGTCACACTTTTTTATCACTTTTTTACCTTGTTTTGATAAAAATAATTATAGTATAATTATAATAGCTAGAAAAGTTTATAGAAACGATCTAGTAAAAATTAAATAAAAATGGTCTCATACAAAAAAGAGTTGATTAGCCAAGTGCAGTCAGCTCTTTTTTATGCTCGAGTTTATGAAAAAGTCGAGCGTTAAATTGAATATTAGCAATGCTAGATAAGTTAATATATAGTTCATTGTTGAACTCCTTTCGTTTTATATATAATTGCAAGTTGCTGATTGGAGCCGATTCTAGTTAAGGCTAAATGCTAAGGATAGAAAGGCAGCTATCACGCCAAGCTTTAGAGTGAGGTCTTAAAAGAGATGTAGGGTACGCCGTCCTACTAGCATTACATATTACAGAATAGTGAAATGGTATCACAACGGGTTTTGGCTCCGTTATTCTTAGTTCGAGTCTAAGTTCT